AGCGGTGTGTTGACTGTCGATGCCGAACGCAGAGCCATAGTGCTGCCATCAGGTCTGCCGATGTTCTACAACGGTCTGTTCTTTGAACAAGGCGAGATGGGTAGGGAATACTTCTACAAAACACGTCAGGGTGCCAAGCGTATATACGGCGGGAAGGTAACAGAGAACGTATGCCAAGGTATCGCACGGTGCATCATTGGTGAGCAGATGTTACGCATTGCAAAGAAATACAAAGTGGTGTTAACTGTACACGACTCAATCGTATGCTGTGTTAAGGACGAGGAGATAGCCGAAGCACGAGCGTATGTAGAAGATTGCATGAGGTGGACGCCCGACTGGGCTGAAGGTTTACCCATTAATTGTGAGTCAGGTATCGGGAAATCATACGGAGACGCAGGATGACAGAAGATTTAGATGAGTATGACTACACGTATCTAAACCCACGTAATGGCGCAAGTCATAGCGAGATGGTAAAACTACATACCCAAGAGTTGATTTGTTGTCCACGTTGCGACAAGCCAAAGCTAGAAATGGACACCATAGACATACGCCAAGGTCTAATCGTTGGTAAGGATGGTAGTGGCATATTCGCAGACTATCATTGTCGTAATTGTTCTGAGACGTTTACGCTAGGCATATTTAACCAACCTTTGTCAGAGAATGGGGATATGGCAGCGCGTATAAACTGGATGTATAAAATATGACGAAAGTAGCACCGTGGTCATTCAGTAAGATCAAGGCATTTGAGCAGTGCCCTAAACAATTCTATCACGTAAACATCTTAAAGGAATATCCGTTCCAAGAGACCGAGGCTATTCGGTATGGGTCGGAGTTCCACAAGGCGGCAGAGGATTTTGTAGGTAAAGATGTAGAGTTGCCTGCGAAGTTTACCTTTGCGCTAGGGGCGCTGCAGGCACTTAAAGATAAACGTGGTGTTAAGTTAGTAGAACGCAAGTTAGGGGTCACGGAGGATTTAAAGCCGTGTGACTTCTTTGCAAAAGATGTTTGGTTCAGAGGTATCGCTGACCTTATCATCATGGACGTCTTAGCCGAAACTGCATGGGTGGTAGACTACAAGACTGGCAAGAGTGCGAAGTATGCTGACAAGGGTCAGTTAGAATTGATGGCACTGTCTGTGTTCGCACACTATCCAGAAGTCAAGAAAGTTCGTGCAGGGTTACTATTTGTCATCAGTAATGACTTGGTAAAAGACACCTACATGGAGTATAATAAGGGCGATCTTTGGACGAAGTGGTTGGGTAAGTACGGCGACATGCAAGCCGCAGCCGACAAGGACGTATGGAACCCACGCCCCACTGGTCTATGCAAACGGCACTGTCCTGTAACGGAGTGCCCACACAACGGAGCATGACATGCCATACAAGAACAAACCGCGCCCATATAAGAAAGAATACGCACAGCAGAAAGCACGAGGAGAACATGCTGACCGCATGGAACGGCAACGTGCGCGGCGTAAAGTGGACAAAACTGGCGCAGACAAAAACAAGAACGGCAAAGCCGACAAGCGTGAGGGCAAGGACATCGCCCATAAGAAACCACTATCACGCGGTGGGACAAACAAAGACGGTTACAGAGTGCAGAGCCGCAGCAAGAACAGAGCAGCAGGTGGTGCGCTAAGTAAAGGCAAGCGTAAGCGTTAGGGAAATTCCCTAACAGGAGAACGATATGGATATTCTACAGAACAAGGCGTTGCGTTTGAAGCTACGTCACCCGAGACGTGTCACTGAAACCATCCCTAGAAGTAAGCAGGTGGGCGACGACACGGTTGTCTACTGGGGCATCGACGAGGCGCACAAGCTGCGAAATCTCAACATCAAGGCACCGTCACCAATCGAAGGACGGTATATTTGGTCAGGCAAGTACAAGCCGTTTGCTCACCAGAAGACAACAGCAGCGTTCCTTACACTTAACAAGAAAGCCTTTTGCTTTAACGAGCAGGGTACAGGTAAGACTGCATCAGCTATCTGGGCAGCAGACTTTCTCATGCAGCAAGGTAAGGTTAAGCGTGCGCTTGTTATCTGCCCCCTATCTATTATGGATTCGGCGTGGCGAAACGATCTGTTTACCTTTGCCATGCACCGCACGGTTGACGTTGCACATGGTAGCAAGGCCAAGCGCAGCCAGATAATCAACAACGGTTCCGAGTTTGTCATAATAAATTATGATGGCGTGGAGATCGTGGCGGACGACATAGCCAACGGTGGGTTCGACTGCATCATCGTTGACGAGGCAACACACTACAAGAACGCGCAGACGAAGCGGTGGAAGACCCTACGCAAACTGGTCACTGACGATACGTGGTTGTGGATGATGACAGGTACACCTGCAGCGCAGTCACCGCTTGACGCCTACGGCCTAGCTAAGTTGGTCAACCCACACGCAGTGCCAAGGTTCTTTGGATCATGGCGTGACATGGTGATGTACAAGTACACACAATTCAAGTGGTTGCCCAAACCTGATGCGACTGACATTGTGTTCAATGCCCTGCAACCTGCGATCAGATACACGAAGGACGAGTGCTTAGACCTGCCTGACATGACGTACACAAAACGGCACGTTGAACTGACTCGTCAACAGAAGAAATACTATGACACGTTACGCACACGGCTTGTCATGGAAGCAGCAGGAGAAGAGGTAACTGCACAGAACGCTGCCATCGGTATGAACAAGTTACTACAGATCAGTGCGGGTGCCGTATATACGGACGACAAGCAAGTGCTAGAGTTCGACATCAAGCATCGTTATAACGTGTTACGAGAAGTCATTGACGAGACGAGTCAAAAGACCCTCGTGTTCGTACCGTTCAAGCACACAATCGACATCTTGACAGACAAGTTAAGGGCAGATGGATACACTGCCGAAGTGATTCGTGGGGACGTGTCTGCGGCGAAGCGCACCGAGATATTCGAACGCTTCCAAAATATGCCTGACCCCAAGATATTGGTGATACAGCCCCAAGCAGCAGCACATGGTGTGACTTTAACCGCTGCGAATACTGTGGTATGGTGGGGACCTACTTCCTCACTTGAGACCTACGCGCAAGCAAACGCACGTGTTCATAGGTCTGGTCAAAAACATAAGTGTACGGTTGTCCAGTTGGTAGGTTCTCACGTCGAAAAGCGTGTGTACTCATTACTTGATAACAGAATAGACGTACACACAAAAATGATTGACCTTTACAACGAAATGCTTGACTAGCGCAACGCTTGTCATTATATAACAAGAACACAAAGAGGAGAACGACATGGGAATACCTGTGGAAAAACTTGTGGGCACGTATGTTAAGATACGAAACAAGCGTGCTGAAATATCAGCAGCGTTCAAGGAAGAGGACGCCAAGCTGACTGAGCAACTTGACAAAGTGAAATCCGCACTACTCGACTACTGCAAGGAGCACGGTGTCGAAAGTGTACGCACTGCGGAAGGGTTGTTCTATCGGACTGTTAAACAACGGTACTGGACAAGCGATTGGGAAGCCATGCACAAGTTCGTAATGGAACATAGTGTGCCTGAGTTCTTTGAGAAACGTCTTAACCAGACTAACGTGAAGCAGTTCTTGGAAGAGAATCCAAACCTAGTACCCAAAGGTCTCAACGTGGATTCAGAATATACAATCTCTGTGAGGAAAAAATAATGGCAGACACACAACCGTTTGTGGCAATCGAAGACTTAGCAAATCACTTTGCTGTGTCTATCTCGACGATCCGATCATGGGTACGTCAAGGGCATATCCCTAAGAACACATACATTAAAATCGGTAACACATACCGTTTTGATAAGACGAGGGTGTCGGATGCTCTGACTACTCTTAATGTCGATCTTGAAGGGCCATCTGTGCAATACAATGAGCACGACGATAGGCAGCTAGAGTTCGACTTCACAACTGACGACGATGTATAAGGAGAACGGCATGTCAGATTTAACCCTGTTTGAAAACAGTGCATTGGCTAACAGTGACTTATTTAAGTCACTACAACAAGTTGACGACAACCTCACTGGGGGTAGCGGCGGCGGTATGCGGCGTATTAGTTTACGTGGTGGACGCTTCCGCGAAATCGTCGGCGGGGAGCAGGTAAACGTAAATAGTTCTGGTTCACTCAACATCGTGGTGGTCAACGCTGCGCCTGTGTCCAGAACATATTACGCAGGTGCTTATGATGCGGAGAACCCAACACCGCCACAATGTTGGTCTGCGGATACACAAACACCTGCACCTGACGTCCCTGCCGACCAACGTATGGCTGCACGCTGTATGGATTGTCCTATGAACGTCAAAGGTTCTGGGCAAGGTGAGAGCCGCGCTTGTCGTTTCGCACAACGTCTTGCTGTCTGTATAGAAGGTCAGTACGACAAAGTGTATCAACTGCAG